GGATTTAATTCCGATACAACTATATGAGGAAGTATTAGGACCATGGATGGATCGAGATATTGCTACAGCTTGGGTTAAACTATTAACTGCTCGTTCATATATCTTTGAAGGAGCTAGTTACCGTTATTCCCGAGGTCAACCAATGGGGACATTGTCTTCATGGGCTGGTCTTGCTATCGTTCATCATTATCTTGTATATCTTGCTGCTCAAAGAGCAGGATTTAGATATTTTAGAGATTACCTTGTATTAGGAGATGACATCGTTATTGGAAACGAAAAAGTAGCTCGGCAGTATACTCTAGTCTGTAAAGACTATGGTGTTACTATCGGTTTTGCGAAAAGTTTCGTATCAAATAATGGGTTCTTTCAATTCGCGTCACAGAATATCGTGAAAGAGATTAATATCTCTCCGATATCTCTTAAAGAAATATTTTCTATTTCAATGAGAGACAAATACTCTTCTATCTTTAGTGGAATTACTTCCTCTGCAGGTAAAACAGAATTTGTAAACCGAATGATTGGGAAAGGTTTTATTAATATAAAATCACCATTCTCCTTAGTTCGAAGTATTGTTACTCCGAGAGACTGGCGATTATTAGCAAAAGATCTTTCTAAAGGGGTTTTCCCCTCTAGAATAAGAGATACTTTGTTAATGATGCTTAGTTCTCCACAATTGGTGAAACTAAACACTTTTAGTATTAGTCAATTGATGGCCATAATATATGGGGATATCAACTATATTACTAAAAATAAAGTATATGAACCAAAAGTTCAATTACAATTTATTAGTGATTTAGTTACTCATTTTGATGAGTTAATAAAAAACAAAATAAATGAATTGATGCTGCAAGTATCTACAGCCAAAGATCAATCTTTAGGATTGATTCCTTGGTCACAGACTACTTGGGGTCATTTATTCGAGGACGCCGTTTTAAACCGACGTACTGAGAATTTTACCCGAATAATGGCAATTAGAAAATCATGGAAATTATTATCTACTAAATTATTAGCAGATATTGCTTCTAATGATATTCATCACCTTCTTTGGGATTCTGAACAAGGTACATCTATTGAAATCACGTACTTACATGTACAAGAGTTCATGGAAATGTTAGCAGAGCTAGAATCAATCAAACTCGGGGTTCAGGTATTTAATGATACCCAAACAGATCTAACTTCTAATGAGAAGGTAGCTCCAAGAGTAAGAGCGTTCCTATCAATGCAGCAGTTGTTATTCAATCGAATTCAACCACAAAACATCTAGTGGC